AGGACCGCGACGACCCCGACTGGTCCGTCTGCATCGTCGGTCAGGTCGACCACGCCCGCAACCTGCACCTGACCGACATCCTGCGCGTGCGCGAATCCTTCCCCGAGTTCGCCCGCTTCGCCCGTGAGCTCGTCGAGCGCCGAGGCGCGCAGATGGTCCTCGCCGAGGCCAACGGCCCGCAGAAGGGCGTCTTCGACCAGTTCCGGGCCTCCTGCCGCCAGCCCGTCGTAGCCGTCGAGCGCACCGCCGACAAGCACTTGCGCGCCGCAAGCGCGCAGCCCTTCGTCGAGCAGGGCAAGCTCCTGTTCCCTCAGGCCGCCGACGGGCAGGTTGAGCACGCCTTCCGACCCGTCCTCGACGAGATGCTCGCCTTCCCGGCAGGCAGCCACGACGATACGGTCGACTGCATCGTGGACCTCTGCGAGGCCGCCGCACGCGGGACGGTCTCCGTCGCCGGCGGAGCCGTGACCGTCAACGCCAGCCCGCCCCGCCTCTTCGACAACCGACCGATGCGTAGGCGTATCTTCGGGTGAGCGCGTTAGACTGATGCCGTGGCCGACCATAGCAATCCGATGATGCCGAACACCGTCCCAGGCGCAGGACTGCCGCCTGCCAAGCGGCCGCGCAAGCCCCTGCCCGCGCCGAAGGACCGAGGACCCACCGGGCCGCTCGCGCTCCCCGTCGAGGTGCAGCGCACCTTCTTCCGCACCGCATCCCTGATGCTGCGGAACTCGAGCCTCGCCTACAGGCTCGACCCCAACTACTCGGCCATGATGCGGGCCGACGCCGACATCGAAGGCGTCCTGCGCTCCCTCCTCGTCACGCTCGCCGGCCTCGAGTGGGCCGTCGTGCCCACCGACGACGAGAACCCCCGCCTCGTCAAGCTCGCCCAGCGCGTCAGCGCCATCATCGACGCCATCCCGCGCCGTAGCGACCTCTTCCGCGCCCTGCACGAGGCCGTCTGGTACGGCTGCAGCGCGGCCAACCTCGTCTACGACCGCGACCCCATCCTTGGCGTCCGCATCAAGGAGTGGTTCCCGTTCGCCTCCGACAGCCTGGCATTTGACCAGTACGGCAACCTCGCCATGCGCGTCGGCAGCGCGTACATCAACGAGCCCTCGGTCACCGACCTCGGCTTCGACTCTCTCGTCCACCTCTTCGACGAGAACGAGCGCCGGGCCATCGTCCTGCACCGAGTCTTCACCACGGCCCCGAGCTTCATCGACCCCAACACGAGCGAGGCCGTCTACCGCGGCGTCGGGGCGCGTGACGTCTGCTGGTACATCTGGCTGCTCAAGCAGGAGGTCCTGCAGAACGCCGCCGCCTACATCGAGCGCTACGCCCTCGGCATCCGGGTCGGGTACTACCCCGCCGGCAACGACGCCGCCAAGAGCGAGATGCTCACGATCCTCCAGAACCTCGTGAACGACAACTCGGTCGTGCTGCCGAGGATCGGGCCGAACGAGTCGATGTACGACATCGACATCAAGGACGCCAACGCCGGCCGGGCCCAAATCTTCATGGAGCTCGTGAACTGGCTTTCGTCCAAGCTCAAGGAGGCCATCCTCGGGCAGAGCCTCTCAAGCGAGGCCGGCGGCACGGGCATGGGGTCAGGCGTCGCCGACCTGCACGCCGACACCCTCTCCCGCGTCATCCGCTACCACGCAGACGCGCTTGCCGAGAGCGTGAACTCGGACCTCGTCCGGGTCATCGCCACCATGCTCGGCGCGAGCGATGAAGAGGCCCGCGGCATCCGTTTCGAGTTCGCCCCCGAGCGCCCCAACGCCAAGGAGCGCATGGAGGCCATCCAGGCCTTCGTGCAGCTCGGCGGCCGCGTGAGCGAGCGCGAGGTCCGCGACCTGCTCGGCCTGTCCGAGCCCGAGGACGGCGAGGCCATCCTTGGCGGCGGCCAAGGCGCAGGCGCGTCGGACAACCCCCTCGCGGCGCTCCTCGGCAAGGGCAACGAGCCGGATGAGGGCGAGGAGCCCGCGCCCGAGGCCCCGAAGGTCGCTGCCGTCCGCAAGCGCAAGCGATGACCCGCGACACCCTCGACAAGCACCTCCGGCGTGCCCTCAAGGAGGCGCAGGCCACCTACCGCCGCGCCCTCGCAGCCCAGGTGCGCGGGGAGCCCGACGCCGAGGCGTGGGAGGCCTTCGCCGAGGTCACGGCCGCCCTGCTCATGGCGTCCTGGCTCGCAGGCGCTCGAGGCACCATCGACCGCGCCAAGGTCCCTGACGAGGCCGTGGAGGGGATGCTCGAGGACGGGGACGTCGTGGAATTCGCCGCCCTGCCCGTCCTGACCGAGTTCGGGTCCAAGTGGATGAAGCCCATCGCCGGGTGGTTCCGCCGGCGCGTCCCGATCTCCCGCAAGGACTGGGAGCTCCTCGTCAAGGCGGCACGGGCAAGCGCCGGCGAGGTCGGCGACCACGAGCGCCAGAACGCCCTCGTGGACCTCCGCAAGCGCAGCCCCATCCTCGACGGCCTCCTGCGCGGGGTCTTGAGCCGCCCGCAGGAGGGGGGGATCACCACCGTCAAGCGGATCACGAACGACACGTTCTTCGTGACGGCCATGACCCCCGAGCAGACCCGCCAGACGCAAGAGCTGGTGGCGCGGGTGATTGAGGAGCGCCCCGGCAAGAGCACGGTGGGCAAGCTCATCCGGTCCATGAACCTCGGGGACTTCGTGACGACCACGCAGGCCCTGACGGGCACGGAGCTCTCCACGGCGCGCCTTGAGACCGTCCTGCGGACCAACACGAACCGGGCGACCACCGAGGGCGCGGCCGAGGTCCTGCGCGACGAGCGCGTCCAGGCGTTCGTGCCGCTGGTGCAGTACAGCGCGACCAAGGACCCCCGCACGCGGCCGGCGCACCGGGCGATGGACGGCTACGTGGGCACCATTGAGGATTTCGACCGCATGGGCCTGACGCCGCCCTGCGGCTTCAATTGCCGATGTGCGCTGATCCCCGTGCCGGCGGCGATGGCGTTGGACAAGGGATGGACGCGCCCGAACGGGACGTTGGACTACGCGGCGATCAAGCGCTACAACGGTGCGCGCCAGGCGGTCGTGGACCGCGGCGAGATCCCCGATCCGGGCTTCGTGAATGCGTGAACTACAAGGAGGAACGCTACGATGAGGGACATGAGCAACACTCGTAAGCAGATCGCTGCCCGGCTGGGCATGGCGGCGCACCCCGGCGCGAAGGCGAAGTTTGACTCGCTTGCAAAGTTCAAGGCCAAGGTCGTTCAGCTTGTCACGATGCTCGGCTTCAAGCCCGATGAAATCACGGGAAACAGCGAGATGGTCCATGTTTTGTTCATGGACAAGCCAGGACAGGCAGATCGCCTTGCCATCGCCCTCCGTCGCAATCTTGCCCAAGTAGGTGTTCCTGCAAGTGCCATTACAACGCACGAGCATCGGTATGCGGACGACGACACGACCTATGGAGGTGTTTGGGTAGATGTTCAGGCGCTTGCCAATGCCAAGTCTCGCGCTTCCCGCCCCGGCGCGAAGGCGAAGATGGCGGCGGCACCGGGCGTCCCGGAACTCGAGCGACTGTATGCAAAGTTCCAAGAGTCAACGCGCCTGTTCACGCCGAACAAGTACCGCGACGCTGGTGAGCAGAAGCGAATGACCTCGGGCCAGAAGAAGGACTTCGCGTTCTTTGAGAATCTCCTCAAGGCAGCGCGTTCCGGCGATGGCAAGAGGGCGAAGGCGCTGCTCGCAAAGACGGACTCGCTGCTCACGACCCACTTCGTTCCGAAGGAATTGCGAGTCTGGGCAGCACAGTTCGCCGCGCATGGCGCGAAGGCGAAGATGGACCTGACGGACGTCCAGCGCAAGGCCGGATACAAGTGGCGCGTGGCCTACACCCGGCAGCTCGGCAAGGATCAGTACCTCGGCGGCCCGCCCGTCACGATGCAGGACGACCTGCTCTTCGCAACCGAGAGCGCGGCACGCCAATGGGCCGACGCCATGCTCAAGAAGGGCTGGTTCAAGGGCCAAGGCGGCGGCCCTGAGAAGATCCTCAAGGCCACGGTGCTCATGGCCTCCCGCCCCGGCGCGAAGGCCACGGCCGCCAAGACCACGATGGCAGCGCCAACTCCGCACAAGGTCACCATCGTCGACAAGACCGGAACGGAACGCTCCTACATGGTTTCCGACCGTGTGCTTCGCAGCATCGAGGGAACAAAGAAGCAGGCAGAAGCTCGCGGAACCAAGCCTGCGTATGACGACGTCATCCGACTTGGGACCAAGATGGGCGAAGTGATGGAGGCCGCCAAGCCCTCTGACCTCGAGCGCGAGGACGTCAAGGCCGGCCTGAAGCTCATGGAGAAGGCCGACGAGGCCGTCAGCAACAAGATCCGCACCCTCATCGCCGAGGGCAAGCCGCAGGACCAGGCGGTCGCAATCGCGCTCGACATGAAGCGCAGAGGAGAGATCTGACATGGACATCACCACCGCACAGAACAACTTCCGCAAGGTCACGGCCGATTCCGTGCCGGCGACCTACGCCAACTCCTCCGCGGTGTTCCTCCAGACCCCGCCGACGTCCACCCTGCTCTTTGATTACACGAGCGCGAGCGTCAGCGGGCAGAACCCGTCCCTCCTCTACGTCATGCCGTTCATGGTCGCAGCCACCACGGCCCAGACGAGCATCGGGATGCGGCTTCTCAACTGGCGCAAGTACGCGGACGCGAGCGGCACCCTGACCGGGGTGACCATTGCCGACACGGCCGGCAACTTCACCTGCAACGCCAACCCCACCCTCGCGGTCGGGCAGGCCGTCACCATCGCCGGCACCTTCGGCGGGTCGGGCACGATCACCGTGCCTGCCTATTCCAACCCGACCACGTACTACATCATCGCCACGAACGGGTCAAGCACCTTCCAGCTCTCGGCCACGCTCGGTGGCGCGGCCATCACGACCACCGCCGGCACGCCGACGGGCGTCACATACACCCGGTCGAACGTGGCGTCGTATTGGTACGTCCCGACCGTGCTGGCGGATCTCACCCTGACCTTCACGAGCGGCACCGTCCCGAATTACACCATCGACGGCACGGCCAACCACCGGACCTTCAGCGGCATCACGCAGGTCGCGGGCACCCCGAGCGGCAACCTGTACTCGCCCGCGCTGCCGGCGGGCAGCAACGTGGAGCCTGCGGCGGCCCTGATTGACCTGGCGGGCGCGCAGTACGTCACGGCCCAGTTCAAGTCGAGCGGTACCCCGACCATGGGCACGTTCTGGTCCACCCTCTGATGAATCGCGCCAACCGTCCCAGGCTATCGCGGATCAGCGGCTCGAGCTACGCGAGCAAGCTGATGGGTCGCGCCGGCGACGGCTCGACGCTCTCGCTGGACTTCACGACGGGCGTCCTTGATTCCCGGTTCACGTTTACCCGTAACTCGACGGGCAACTACATCAACTCGCAGGGGTACGTCGCAACGATGGCGGCTGCGCCGACCAACGACCCGACGAAGGCGCGCTTCGACTACGACCCAAGCACGCTGGCTCCGAAGGGACTGCTGGTGGAGGGGCAGAGCGTGAATGTTGCGCTCAATAGCGAGACATTCCCATCATTTGGAATAGGGCAATGGGGTTACAGCGATGTGACCGCAAATGCCACGAAGATCACTAGTCCGGACGGAACCGCCAACGCGATTCAGTTCAACGAGACTACAAACAACGCAATCCACCGAATAGGTCAGGGAATGACAGGATCGGCTGGAGCGGTTTCTGTCAGCGTATGGGCAAAGGTTCTCGACACAAACACGCCGCGCCGCCTGTTTGTGAATGCAAACACATTCATCGGCGCTGGTGCGTTGTTTGATCTTGACCCAGCGGTTCAAACTGGTAACAGTGGTTCTGCTGTTGCAACATCAGGCACAGCAGCCAATCGCGCAGGCACATGGGTCAGATACCCAAATGGATGGTATCGCGTCACGGTTGTTGGGACGTACTCAACAAACGCAAACGTATTCTTTCAAATCAATCGCGCCAGCAGCACCACGGCAAACGACGAAACCTTCGCCGGATCAACGAGCAACGGTCTTGCATTTTGGGGCGCACAGGTAGAAGCAGGCTCCGCTGCCAGTTCTTATATCGTCACGGGCGCAAGTACGGCGACGAGGGTGGCAGATTTCTGCGTGATGACCGGGACGAACTTTTCGTCGTGGTATCAGGGCGGAACGCAGGGCACGTTCTACGCGGATTGGTTCGGCGGGGTGCGCGCTGGAGCGAGCGGAAGCACCAACCGCACCGTGCTGTCCACAGATGACGTATCCACCAAGCACCTGCACTTCCTGCAAACTGCCGCCGCCGGCAATCTGCGCGTGGCCGACTTCGGTGGCGCGAACAACGTCACGACAGCCAACACGCTCACAAGCGGCGCGAGGACAAAGGGCGCGTTCGGGTACAACGGCAGCAGCGCAAGCGTCTGCCTGAACGGTGGAACGGTCGCTACAGGCTCGTCGCTAGCGTTCTCCGTGGCTCCGACATGGCTCGTCATTGGCGCAACCAGCACCAACGGCACAAGCCTGACCGACGCAAACGTAGTCTTGAACAACTCCATCCGGCAGATCAAGTATTGGCCGACCCGGCTTGCTGACGGCACCCTGCAGGGCCTCACCACATGACCGACTTCATGCTCCGCACCGACACCGAAGCGCAGATGGACGATGCGCTCGAAGCCGCCGGAATCCTCATCGAGCAAGAGGTCGCCATTGGGGAACTTGCACTCGTCCCCGCCGCGTTTTGTTCGGTCGATTTCATCGGCCCCATCCCGCCCGAGATGGACGAGGACGGCAAAGTGACCCGCCCCGGCGACCCGCGATTCCACGCGAACCTGCGGGTGGCCTTTGAGCTGACCCAAGAGCAGGTCGACGCGCTGCCGACATTCACCCCCGAGCCGGGGATTCCGTACAGGGTATGGGCATGACCGACATCGACCTCAAGCCCACCCAGGAGATGGCGTCCAACGCCGCCCGCGGCCTCGAGCTGCGGGCCAAGCACGGCCGTGGCGGGACCGAGGTCGGCGTGGCGCGCGCCCGCGACCTAAAGAACCGGGCCACCCTGTCCCCCGACACCGTGCGCCGCATGGCGTCCTTCTTCGCCCGCCATGAGGGCAACCAGAAGGGCGGCGATGATGACGCTGGGTATATCGCGTGGCTGCTCTGGGGCGGCGACGCCGGCAAGGCGTGGGCCGAGCGCAAGGTGGCCGAAATGGACCGCAAGGAGGGCAAGAGCGTGAACCAGAAGGCATCGCACGAGGTCGTCGAGGATGATGACAAGGTCGTCCTGCGTGGCGTTGAACTGTTCATGGCG